GGCACGTTTGCCGCGGTGGTTTTTAACAGCGCAGTCGCAGCCACCAGTGCTGACGGAGTCACTTGGACTCAGCGGACGCTGCCAACGAGCGCATACTGGCATGCCGTCACCTACGGCAACGGCACATTTGTAGCGTTGGCGTATATCAGTAGTACCGCAGCGACAAGCAGTGACGGCATCGCATGGACTCAGCGGACGCTGCCTACAATCGCGAACTGGGTAAGCGTCGCCTACGGCGGCGGCACATTCGTCGCGGTGGCTAACGACAGCAGTATCGCGGCGACTAGCACTGACGGAATTACATGGACGCAGCGGACGCTGCCTGCGAGCGCAGGGTGGACACACGTTACCTACGGCGGCGGCACATTCGTCGCAGTCGCTAACGGCAGCAGTATCGCAGCGACTAGCACTGACGGAATTACATGGACGCAGAGGACGCTGCCTGCGAGCGCGAACTGGCAAAGCGTCACATATGGGAACGGCACGTTTGTCGCGATTGCTTTCGGCAACACGCCCGCTTACGCAGCCACTAGCCCTGACGGCATCACTTGGACGCAGCGGACGCTGCCTGTCGCCACAAGCTGGACTAGCGTCACCTATGGAGGCGGCACGTTTGTCGCAGTAGCCGCCAGCGGCAACATTGCAGCGACAAGCACTGACGGCATCACATGGACGCAGCGGACGCTGCCTGCAACCGCAAGCTGGCAGGCCGTCGCCTACGGCGGCAGCACGTTCGCCGCTGTGGCGTACAACAGCAGCATCGCAGCGACGATCACGCTCTCAGGTCAGTCTGATTTCGCCAACGTCTCCGGTGCGACATCATCCACGCTCGCGCTGACCGGCTTGACAAGTAACGCCGACAACCTCGACCGCTTCCGCGTGGTCGTGTCGGCAGCGAATGCGTCGAGCGTGACGAGCCAGCCCGCAACACTAACGGTGTCGTGACATGCCAAACCGCCAAAAAGTAAAGCGAAGCTATACCGCTGGCGTCACGCCAACTGCGGCAGAGCTTGGGTCGCATGAGTTCGCCGTCAATTGGGCTGACGGCATCGTGTTTGTCAAAGCGGCTGACGGCTCGGTTCAGTCGGTGACGCTAGGCGGTGGTGGCGGCGGCTCAAGTGGTGGCGGCTCCGCAAACATCGTTGAGGCATCGACGGCGGCGGGCTTCCCGGCGACGGGGGCCAGCAGCACCCTGTACGTCAGCACCGATGCCAGCCGTGCCTATAGGTGGGATGCGTCTGGAGTCTACGTCGAGATCGGCACAGCTGGTGGCACTGGCACAGACGCGGACCTCCGCGCGTTGTTCACGCCGGCAGCACCGACCAGCGTCACGGCGACAGGTGGCAACGCACAGGCGACCGTTTCGTGGACGGCACCCAGCGTACTCGCACAGACCCCGATCACGGACTACACCGTTCAGTTCAGCAGCAACAGCGGCACGTCTTGGACGGCCTTCACGCGAGCGGCTTCAACGGCAACCAGTGGGGTGGTTGTGACAGGTCTGGCCAACGGCACGGCGTATGTGTTCCGCGTGGCGGCGGTGAATGCGTTAGGCACGGGTGCGTACTCGACGGCGAGTAGTGCGGTGACGCCTGCGGCGGCACCGTCAGTGCCGGTGACATACGCCAATAAGTACGGCTCGTTTGCCCACTCGGTGACAGGCACCACCACCGTCACTGCTACGCTTACGGGCACAGGTTTTGCCAGTGCCGACACGCGATTGTGGTTACTAATCGGAGCCACCGGCACACTCAGCTACACAGTCACGGCTAGCTCGCAGGCCGGGGCTGACGGCGGGCGGCTTTACATCACGTCGTCGTCGCCAAGCAACCACGGCTCAAGCTATGAGTCGCCAGACGTGGCTTCACTTTCTGGTCTGACAAACGTCTCAGGCGCGGTCACCGGGACGCAGGCATCCACCGGCACGCTCTCGGTGACTGCTGGTCAGTACCTCGTCCTGCGTTACGCCAAGGACTCTGAGGACAGCGACCTGAACGACCGCATCACCGCCGTACTCAGCATCTCGTAGGAGTCATCATGCCACTCTCTTTCCCATCATCGCCAACCGTCGGGCAGCAGTCGACGCAGAACGGACGCACCTACTCGTGGACGGGCTATGCGTGGGAACTGGTCGCGGCGAGTGGTGGCTCTGGCCTGTCATGGTCAAGCGTACCAGCATCTGCGACGGCGACCGGCACGGCTGGGCAGATTGCGTATGACGGTTCGTATTTCTATGTTGCATCGGCAAGCAACACTTGGGCGCGGGCGGCCCTGAGTTCTTGGGATCCGCTGTTTTCGTCCGTGACCTTGCTGCTGCATTGTGACGGGGCGGATGGCGGCACCACGTTTGCCGACAGCAGCGCGTACGCGCAGGCGGCTACTCGCATTGGCTCTGCGCAGACCAGCACATCGCAGAGTAAGTTTGGTGGCGCAAGTTTGCTGCTGAACGGCACCACCGATTACGTGCGATTTGCTTCCAGCGACAACTTTTATTTCAGCGGAGATTTTACGGTTGAGGCATGGATAAGGTTGTCGGCATATCCATCTGCATACGAAGGTGATCACGGTGCGATTTTTATTTCCCGCGATGACGGAAGCAGCACGCCATCATCACTGGGATGGAACTTTGGTGTCTCAGGGTCTAGTGCTCAGTTGCTCAATCTTGGACTGACAAGCACCTCTGGAGCTAGAACGTTGATATCGGGCACAGCCAATTTCGCGCTGAATACGTGGTATCACGTTGCGGCGGTGCGAAGCGGGAATACCGTGTATCTGTACAAGGATGGCGTGCTCTTGAATAGCGGCGGCACTTCATATACATCCGCGCTTGCAAACAATACCGCAACGCTAAAAGTCGGCGCGCTAGATTATGACGTTACCTACAAATACTGGTTTCCGGGCAACATTGACGAAGTGCGGATTACCAAGGCGGCCCGCTACCCAAGCGGCACGACGTTTACGCCAGCTACATCAGCGTATTTAGGCACATGATCCGCTCCCCCATCTTCCTCGCCGCCCTCCTCACGTTCTCGCTCGCAGCGGGCGTGATGGCGGCACGCACTACGGCGGCGTTCATGCGATGGGCTGTCCAGCGAACACTAGCAGCGGAGTGGTGATATGAGCAGCGTCCTTCGCACTATCGCCGACAGCCTCGCCACGGGCTTAGATTCCGTGACGTGGGCGATTCCGTCCACCACCGTCGAGCGTCGCAACTGGGTGAACATTGACGTAGACGCCATGAGCGTGCCCCGCGTGTTCGTCGTGCCTGGCAATGCTGACGTGTCACGCATCAGCCGCCAAGTGATGCAAGTAGATTACACCGTCACGGTTTTCGTCGGGCGTCACGTCACGACTGACGCTGAAGTGGATGGCATGCTTGACCTGGCTGACAGCGTCATGCTCTACGTGCGTGCCCATTCGTTCGGGCAAGCGGTAACGTGGCCGGCTGGCGTTACCAGCCCGCAGACGGTCAGCATCGACTTGAATCCCGACGACGCACTGACGGAGCGGAACGTCTGGCGTGCCGTGATCACGGCGACGTATCGAGTGTTCGAGACGAACGTGCTGCCGACTGTCTAGGAGGCTGCTATGCCGTCGATGCTTTCTGGCATGAGCCGGGCGTTCATCCGTCCCGGCATGATCGGCGGCAATCGCCGCGAGATGTCTGCCGACACGCTCGGTCGGCTCAAGCTGCGGGCGTCGCTCCGAGGCAACTTCTTCGACCGTCAGAAAGTCAGTCGGATGATCGGTGCGATGAATGCCAAGGTGTTGTCTAACCTGGGGCACAACATCAAGAACGCGGCAAAGGCTGGAATCGGACGCGGCAGCGGCAAGGTAAGCAACGCGGCGAAGCGACGTGCCGGACGAGGCACACCCGTGGAGTTTGTTGGTGGTCTGTACCTCGACATCACGGCGTACGGGTCTGGCACGCCTCGGGCTGCCGGCCAGCCGATAAAGTCGTGGGCACCTAAGAAATGGTTCTACTACGACATCATTGACGTCTACGATGCCGCCAAAGGCACGGCTGTGATTGGCACGTACAAGACGAAGCACTGGCTGGCACAGCTGCACCAGATGGGCGGCACGGTGAAGCAGACGGCGTGGCGTATCGGAGTCGGGGCTGCACGCAATGCGTACCTGCGAAAGCGTGGCAATGGTCGCCAAGGGCGAGACGAGAAGGGGCGGTTTACGAACGCACTGCCGCAGAGGAACCAGTACGAATACGGTGCTCTCCAGTGGGTCATCGACAAGGGCGGCTTCCGCTACAGCCGCAACTGGGAGAAGACGACGATCACCCGAATGGCTCGTTATCCGGCTCGCCCCTACATGCAGGGCTCCAAGCGTGTAGACGAAGCCGTACGCAAGGCCAACGAGAAGTGGCGGAACATGCTGGCGAGAAACTAGCCACGGCATACCCGGTCTAGATTCAGCCCTGCTGCCCATACCGTGAGCGAACCAGCCGCACCGCTGGCACTCGCACACGAGAGGGCACCAAATGCCAATTGGCTCAGTTGAGATCACGCTCGGCAAAGACGTGACTATCACGGGCGTCGCGAACGCTCGGTCATGCACCGTCACCAACTCGGCGTCAGATGTTGACGTCACCAAGTTCGGCGACACTTCCCGCAAGTTCCGCAAGGCTCTCATCGAGCAGACGATTGAGCTTGAGTGCGTGGACGCTCCCGGCGTCAGCATCGGCGGGACGTTCACCATCAGCGGCACGCAGACCGGCAACGCGACTTACATCTGCACAAATATCGGTCAGAGCCAGCCGCTCGACGGGATTATCACCTTCACGGTCAGCGGCTCTCGCACGGTCAGCGCCTAACCACTCTCACAGGAAAACGAACCAATGGCAATCTCTCTCGGAAAAGACGCAGCGTCCGCTCCTCCGTTCGGCGAAGGCATCATCTCGGCGAGCTTCACCGAGGAATGCGAGACGATTGACGTCTCGAATCGTTCCAACGTCGGCGGCTCTGCCGGTGCTCCTGGCCGCAGGGTGAGTCGTGCAGGCTTCGTGACGAAGACTTGGGAAATCGAGTGCCACGATCCTGATGGGCTCATCACCTCGTTGACCGCAGCCGGCAC